CCAGTAAATTGATTAATATTTGTTTGCCTAGCTTCTTTAATTTTTCTTCCTACAACTTTGTAGAACTCTATATCTCTCTTAAACGCATCTGATTTTTCTTTTAACATTTTATTCCTTTCCTTTTATTTTAGCGACAAGTACCCTTAAGTTTTTTACAACTTTTAGTATATTAAGAACTAGATTTCTAATTCTTTATATTTAACAATAGCATCGGAGTTTTGATTGGCAACAATTCTTCTTACCAATTGTTTATACTCCAAATAGTTATTATAAGTATGTACACACATATTACTATCAACCGATTTCATAATCTTTTTATGAATGGTATTAAGCTTCTGGTACAATCTTATTGTACTGTTTAGACTCATAGTCATGCTCCTCACCAACTACTTTTATGGTTGCCTTTACGAACTTGTTGTCGGTGATATTTATTTTTGCAAGTTCACCAGGCATTATTTGATAGTGTGCTTTCTTAGTTGCTTCTTCAATTGTTTCACCATCAAAAAATTCTTCAACATCAGCTGATATTTCTAAACTAGATTTCTTTAAAACTTTAACCATTTAAAATAACATTTCTGCTGTAACCAGCGTAATCTCTTTTTAACTCTTGTCGTTCTTCTAGTTTATCAATTAAAACACTAACTGAATTTTTACTTTTATATTCCATCTCACTAGCCATTTCTAAAAAGGTAGGCATATATCCATATTTTGTACTATAATTCTTAATGAATTGCAATAGCTTCAACATTTTTGGAGTCATTGGTCTAAGTCCTCTTTGTTTTGTTTTCATTTATTACTAACCTCCTTAAAAGTTCTGTATAACCATTGATGTCATCAAAGCTATCTTTTTTGTATTCTTTTGATTGCATCACTCTCCAACATTTAAGAAAAACCATAAATAAACCAAAGAATTTTAATGGAACTTTAATTGTTTTGTTATTGTGGATTGATAAATATTTCTCCATCATACCAACCATTGCATAAGATGTATGGTCAAAATGTCCATAATCCCCTTCTTTTTCATGTAATAATTTTTCTATACTATTAATAAACTTTACATTATCTGACATAATTTCCTTCTGTATCTGTACACCAATGAGCTGCTACTTGTTTGCCTTTGTATCTAACACCTATTGGTAAGTAATCTATTGTTGTAATCATTTCTAATCTTGCTTGGCAATTTGTAGAAGAACTATCAAAAGGAACTGTAATTTTTTCAATAGTTCCATCTACAAAAAACATAAACAGAAAGATAAATTTCACTAATTAAAATGGAATTTCCTTACTTGCTGCCTTAGGTTGACTTGGAGTTGTTGTTGGTGCATCTTGTTTTGGTCTAGGCTCATTCTTATAACCAGACAAGATATTACCTTCATCATTAGTCCAACCAATTAAACCTTTTGCTCCACCAGCTTCAGGATAATTCATATCTCCAGTAAATTTATCATCACCTTTAAATAGAACTCCTACTTGTGCAAATATTTTAACAAACTTTGTGTTGCCATCTCTGCTAGTACCTTTTACTCCTAAGATTGTACCTTTATTGCCATTATCTAAATTAACATTTCCTGAAAAATCTAGTTTAATTGCTCTTTCATTGGTTGCGTCAAATGGAAATAATACCCAATCCTTTTGTTTACCACTACCATTGTTGCTGTTGTTTATTGACATTGTTTTGTCCTCCATTAGTTTTTATTGTTTGTTGTTGAGATTCAAAAGATTTTTCTATTAAATCATTTTCTTTTTTCCAATCAGAATATAAAGCGGTCAACTTAGTTTCGGTTGTTTGCTTTTTAATTGAATCCTTAATTGAATTTTTTGTACTTGCACCTTGATTGATTACAGCATTAACTAGCTCATCTGCACTAGCAAATTCTGTACCATGTAATCCAAATGTTGCTAAACATCTTCCTAAAGCTGATGTCGCTGCATTCTCTAAGGCACTTGTTTTATTAATAAAGTTTGCATCCCTTATTTCTTCTGCATGACCTACACTATAAGGAGTATCTCCAATATATAAGGTAGTCTTAGCAATAACTTTTTTATCATCTTGATAAATTATTTGCTCATCAATTTTAGATTCTGGGAAAAACTTTAATAAGTGATTGTGTCTTTTAGCTACTGTTAAATAACTCTTTCCTTTAAAGTCTAATTTCTCAACATTAGTATCTAGTGAAGCTATACATAAAGCTCTCTTTTCTTTAAAAGAACCTTTGCTTTTATCTTCAGCAGTTTTACTTGGTTGACTTTCTTCCTGGTTTACTTTTTGCTTGGTCATTGTTTCCTTCCTTTAGTTTTTGGTTTTCTTTTATTTGTTCTCTATCCTTTAAAGCTTGTAACTCTAAATAACTTTGATTCTTAGCGATCATTTTTTCTTTTAAATCTATTGAATCAAGTTTGGCTCTTAGCTCATTTATTTCTTTATCTCTTTCATGTAATTGCTCTATATGTTTTTTTTGATCTTGTTCATAGGATCTAATCTTTGTTTGCATTTTAGCTAGTTCCATCATTACTTGATCTGTCATTTTTTCCCTTTCATTACTTCTTCTAATGTTAATTTATAAACAATAACATCTTGAACTGCTTGACCAACTATAGCTCCTATGTCCATGTTTAAATTACCAAATAAAGATTTTCTTTGTTCTGCTGTTAAGACAACATAATCATTAAACCATAAGTCTAAGCTTTTATTAAGCTGACTTGGACTCATATGATCTGCTGTAAAACAACCCCCTTCTTCTTTCTTAGTCCATTCTTTTCCAATTGTTTTTAACATTTAATCCTTTCTAATAGTTGAAACAAACATTGTCAATAAATAATACATAATAATTCACCCAATAGGTTTAAATATAATTATTGCATTAAAGCTAAATGATATTCTTTCATCATCTTTATTATCCGAATCAAATTTATAAACTGTATGTCGTAAATTTGAAGGGAATAAATACCAATCTCTAACTTCTGGTAAGACCTTATAATTAGCATCAAAGAACATATTCTCCGAACCTTCTAAAAATTCTAAGTTGCCTGAAGTGTCGTCATGTTCTTTAGCATTTTTATTTGGTTTCATGGCATCTGGTATTGTTAGATAACCAACACAACTTAAATCTGCTCCTTTTTCTTTATTGGTATAAGTAACATGAGTATGACAAGGATTATAATCACCTGGTTTTTGCACTACATACCAAGCTGAAGTAATTTTTATACTTTCTATTTTGCTATCCTTATAATGACCATTTGTATAACCAGAGATAATAGGATCAAAAAATAATTCTTTCCATTTAAGCATAACCTCTGGAGTAATTAAATATTCGCCATGTACTTGTCCGATTAATTGGTTACCCCAATCATGGTTTTTAGCTTTGTCTTTATCTTCTCTAATTTGTTTTAAATCTTCTTGAAACTCTTTCATTAGATTTAAAGGCAATACAGACTTAGCAATTGTTGAACCAAATGGTTTAAATAGTTTAAAATTTATCTTATCACTCACAGATCCTCCATATTATTTAATTCATTTATATTAACTTTATAAGCTGCTGGACGATTACTAAATCCAAAGTCAGTTAATCTTTTTGACATCTCCTCAGTATCTTCTTTATAAGGAAACCACCCCATAATAGAAAATTCAAAATCGCCTTCATGGATAACTAAAACATACTTTGCTTTTTTCTCATTAGGTCTAATTAATAAAAAATTATTATCCTTTCTTTTTTGCGATCTAATTTCTATGCTGTCTTGCATATCAGAATCTGTATATCTAGCATAAGAATCGCTGTATGAGCTATTAAAGTACCTATTTAAACCCTTTGCAAAGGCTACTTCACCTAGAGAACCTAACACTCCATCAGTTATTTGCTTTTCAAATCCTCCTGTATAACCATATGAAAAACCCTTACCTTGCTTCAAATTTTCTATGTATCTTTTTGTTGAGTTCTCAAATGCTAATTGCACTTCAAACGGATCTAGCTTAACTTTTATCATTTTTATATCCAATCTATTGTGGGTTTTTTATTATAATTAACATTAAAAATAAACCAAGCAAAACACATTAAACCACCTGTTTTATCATCCTTTTTAAATCCTAACCTTCTACTAAATATTAAAACCTTTTCTAATTTATCTAGTTTAAAAATATTTTCATATCTTTTTATACCCTCTAAATAAGTTAGTTTATGTAAGAATATAGCTTTATGATTAACGGATTTTAAAGCTTTTAATGTAAATTCTAAAGATAATTTAAAAGGTGGATTGGTTATTATATTGTCATATTTTTTATTACTTTCTAAAAAATCAATTGGTGTTTCTCCATATCCATAATTATTTAAATCTGAAGAATAAACATTATAACCTTTATCAATTAAAACTTTAGATATTGCACCATCTCCACAAGCACACTCCCAAATATTTCCTTCAATTTTTTCCCTTTCTAATAAAGCTAGTGTTGCTAATGGTGGAGTTGGGTAAAAATCATTTTCCTTTCTATCATTATTAATATTATGTCCTACCATTTGCATAGATGATTTAATTGTCATTCTTATCTCCTTTTTTTATTAGTTGTTTTAATATCGTAGTTGTAGGGTTAAAATCATAATCACTTAGAAAGCAGCCTGATAAGAAGATAAACATTATTAAGTATTTCATTTTCTCCTTGCAAATATTGTTCTCCAACACCAAGATCTAACCATAGATATAGCTGTAAATATAACTGCTATATGAAAGCTCTCAAGAACTGTTGGGTGTAAATCAAAAAATGGGAATATAAATAACTGAATTAAGGTAGATAATATTAAACCACTACCTACATCTATAAATGTTTCTAATAAGTTTCTCATTTTTTATCTTTAAATCTTTCTTCTTCTTTTATTTCCTGGTCAGCTTCCTTAATGCTCTTTCCGTTAATATGTAAATACCAACATTCAACACAATAATTCTTAGTTCCTTCTATTACATCTGCATGATTTTTACATTTAATACAGACCTTATAATCTCCGTATATATTGGTCTTAATTGGTGGCATAATAAAAAATCCATAGAGCCAACTCTATAGCAATAATTGTTTCAAGCATAATTTCCCTTTCTTTTTATAGTTCTTATATTTGTTATAGGTAACTCCATTTATAATTTCAGATCCTATTAGAACATTTTTAAGAGTTTCCTCCATAAGCTCTTTAAGATCTAAAGACTTAATAGGTGTTTTCGTTTTTGTATTGTAAAACATTGTTATATTTTTCCTTCCATAGCTTTTTAAATTTAACATTTTCAGCTCTATGTTGAGCCTTATCAAATTTAATTAGCATCTTATCTATTTTATCTATGTTATTGGTTTTTATGATTGGATAACCGAAGTTATTTCTTTCCATTTTTTTCCCCTTCTTCATTGTTTAAATTAATAACCAAATCCTCTGGCAAGTCAACTACTTCTGTTCTATTAAGCTCTATAAGGCTATTATCTTGCTTTTCTATGCCTAGACACTCTTTAATGTATTTAAAGATTCTATATTTAAGCTTCATTAATAGCCTAACCAATCCTTTACTTGTTGTAATTTGTATATTTCTTTATTTCCTAGATCCTTAATAAAGTCTTTAAGCTCATTGTAATTATTATGACCATGATTTTTTAAGATTCTAATTACTTTTATCTTGGTTATTGTTTCCATTATAAACCGCCTTGTGTTGCCCATTGGTGTAGTATCATCATTATTAGAGTTACAAATACCGCTAAAGCAAATGTAAAGCCTAGAACGTAGTAAATATATTTTTTCATTGTTTACCCTTTCTATTTAATTAATAGTATTGTTAATTGGTTGATGATTGTTAAAAGACAACTCAGCTCTAAATCTTTTAATTTCATTTTTAATATGAAACCCTTCAATAGTATGCTTTGCAATCTTGCCTTTTTCAAAGAACAACCAGCAAGTAGTTTCTTTTATTGGTTGTCCCATGTCTTTTAATTCATGGTTTGATAATATTTTCATGATTATTTTCCTTTCTTAATTAATTTATTTAAAGCCAAACCAGATACAAAAGGAATTTTTGCTTCTATTAATTGCTTTAATTGTGTTTTGGTTAAATTCTGCTTATCTAGTAATTTTGATAAAGCAGTTCCTTTTTCAAATGATATTTTTTTACCTCTTAAATCTTCATAAGAGTTTTTTAAGGTTTCTATTTGCTCATTTGAAAAACCTATTTCTTTATCTGCTAAAATTTGAGCAGCTTTATTTATTAAAGTTTCTTTTCTATTATTGCTTATTGTAGTCATGTTTTACCCTTTCTATTGGTTGTTGTTTAATCTTGTAGTTATAGCAATCTCTATATTTTTGTTTCCTTCGTCCATAAAGTTTTCAATATCATTATCAAAAAACCAACATTTTGTGATTTTGTTGTAATGACCTGTATTTTTATGATTGGTTAAGTAATCTTTATTATTGCAAAGATTCCAGGCTTGTCTTTTTATTAACCAATTTTTACCCTTTGCTAATCCAACATTCTTGTCTGTTGCATCATCAATTAAAGTATAACAAGTTTTAAAAGTTCCTTCTATTTGTTTAATTCTAATCATTATATCCCTTTCTTATAGTTTGTATTTTCATAAATCATTAAGCCAGAAAATAAACCAGCTTGAGTCGCTTTTAAAATGTAGCCTTGATTTTCAAGTTTAGTTTTTTTAATGTCTGCTTTTTTATTAGATCCAACAATTGAATCGTTCCAGCTTACATACTGTATTTTTGTTTTAAACTTTGTCATGTTTCTTTCCTTTGATTGATTTGTTTTAAACATACTATTCTTGTATTATATACGTTCTATACTGTCAAGCATTAAAAGCATATTATTTAAATTAATTTGTTCTCTTAATGTTCTTTATTGACTACCCAGAATTTGGGTATATAAGGAGGTCTAGCAAGGATGAAAAAAAGGAATATGAATAAATTAAAAAAAGGGTTTGTAATGATCCCAAATGCTCTATTCTATGATAACAGGGTATCAAATGACGCAAAAGTCTTATTTTGTTATATAAAGAGCTTATCGGCTAATTATAGGAACTTAAGAAACTCCAATTTATGTCTAAAATTAGGCATATCAATCAATACATTACAGAAGGCAAAAAAGGAGCTCACAGAGAACGGATATTTAGTTGTCCACAGGTTATCAAGTGCCAACAAATATAGTTTGATGCTACCTAGAGACTACCCAAAATCTACGCAACCAGACTACCCAAAATCTACGCAACCAGACTACCCTAAATTTGGGTACCATTATAAGAGTAATAACAATAATAGTAATAACAATAATAGTAAGGGATTTAAAAAGTTAAAAGGATTTAAAGATGAATGATTATTTATATAATAATAAACCACTTCAAAAGAGTTATAATAACAATTATACCCCCCCTGAGAAGATTGAAATAAATGAGTTAATACAATCAGACTTTGAAAATGGGATGCTTTCGTTCGATCAAATGTACTTAATTATAAATGATGGCTTATACGGTTCGTTTACTTGCATGAGAATAATAGATAATCTAATGCACTCTGGTAAACTTAAAAAAAACCCTATTACACTAACGACTAGAAGTTTTAAGCCTAAAAAGAAACCTTTTGATTTGTAATTACTATATATAGTGTTATAATATTTGAAGGCTACTAAGCTCCCTTGCTTTGGTCTATTAGTTATATAACTGTTACTGGTGGAGTCTTTCCCTTTCTTTCTAACTCTGCCAGTAACCCTAAAGAAATTAAAATGGCAGGACGTAAAAAAAAATTAACCGAAAAACTATTTGATAAGCTTTTAAACCTTATTGCTGATGGCTTAACCATTAGAGAAGTATTCTCCAGAGATGATGTGGATTTTACCTGGCAATCTTTTAGGAACTATTTAATAAGAGATGATGTTTTAATGAGTCGATACATTAAAGCTAAAGAGTTAGCGGTGGATCTTAGACTTTCAGAGCTTGAAGATAAAAGAAAAGAGCTTGAGATTAAAATTGAGTCTGGTGAATTAGATTCCAAAGCTGCACAAAACCTGGTTAATCTTTATAAAATTATTGTAGCCAGTTCTCAATGGTCAGCTTCTAAGCTAAATGCTAAGAGATATGGTAAAAGTGCGGAGGTTTTAAGCATTAACTCAGATAAAAACCAACCATTGACCATCAGTTGGTCGAAACCATAGTGGTAAATATGTCACAAATAGAGTTAAGTGTGATAAATATGTCACACTATTATAGACTAGAAGTGTTGAAGTATATAAGAAGTCTGTATAATTTACACACAAAGTTACAAGATATTACATACGAAGTAAAAACATAGCC